CCCGTTAAAAAAGCTCGAAACGGAAGTTAGTCTATCTGACAAACCAATGTCAAGGGGAACTAACAAAGCGGCACAAATAAAAATCGCAGAGTGTGCAATATTGAACAGATTCACTGTGCAAGGTAGCGTACATTACCCCTGTCAACCGAGGGGAACTATCCATGATCGACCTAGATAAACGCTCGCATCGGCACTATTCGGCGAACTTCTATCTGCGCGCAATGCGAGCTGAGCTAACGCCTGAAATGCGCAATTACTACCTTGAAAAGGCAAACCACGAGGAAATGCTCGGCAATTATGCCACATCCGAGAACCTGCGGAAGCTGGCACTAGGTCTGCGATCTAGTCCACCACAAGGAACTCAATCGGACCAATTACAGTGTGATAATCCTTGTCCGAGCAGCGGGAGTGAATCACAGCCTTGAACTCGTGCCGACCTTTGTCGAGGTCGGGCAATTTGACGGCAAAAGGGCGCTCGACAAAGGCATCTGTAAGCGTGGTCAGGTGAATTGCGTGGACCTGTTCGGTCCAAGCTAGGTAGTTGGCGTCTAAATTGCGCACCATTCGCTCAGCGGAGGCCGTACAGTGGCGATTTCGCTTAGCGGGTAGGGTCATGCGCAAAAGGTTGTCATCGTTGCTGTACGGGCTTGCCAAGGCCAACTGACCATATTCTAGCGGTGGCTTGAGGCTGGCCTCGGTCGGCGGGGGCATAAACAGGCCAATAACGAACGCCACCGTGACCAGGGCGCTGCTATAGAGCAGATTTGTGCGTGATCGTGGCGGGTCGGGTTCAGGAGCGTGCGGGATGGTCTGACCCGTCAGCAACTGCAGAAAGGGCATGTTCGCGGCTATTCTCGCCCGAGGAACGCGAATCGCGACGACAACGTGCTCGGGCTGTTCTTCAATGATGCACAAATCAGAGGTGATAACTGACGGTTTGCGGCCTTGAACTTGCAGCATGTCGCCCCCGCGTTTTGTTGGTTAATGGCACGGTAATACCAATTTTTACGTTTTGTCTATATGAAAAGACACATAAGCAATTAAAGACTGTAAGTGCCGGACAGTACACCGTAAATTTTGATTCTTGTGCCATCGACGGTAAGCAACGGGTCCTGAGAACCATATGCGACCGTGAATAGATGCGGAGGGTAATACAATCTAAAAATGATATTGCCGGAATAATCCACTGCGACGAAATCGCCAGCAACCGCGGTTTTATTAGTATCAACAATGACGTAATAACCGCGGCGCCGTCCTGCGCCTGCGATCTTGTCCGTGTCCAATTGCCACAGCTCTTTGCCGGGTCCGAGCAGCGCCACCAAAAGCTTTGCCTGCTCCGGTATGTTGGCCGGATCGACCTTGCGCCCCTCGTTATCCATCGCCCCCTCAGCAGCACCTGACGCCAACCAATCAAAGGAAACGGCGAATAACTTGGCAAGGTCGCGCAAGTGCGATGTCTTAGGCTCGTTGGACTGATGCTCCCATTGAGCGACAGCCGAACGACTAACGCCAATCCTGCGACCAAGTTCCGCCTGCGTCCAACCCGCAGCCTCGCGCAGTTGCGCTATCCTTGGTCCGCTCCCCTCAGCCATTGCGGTTACTAGCATTAATAACGCCCCTCATGGCCTGCAACGGCAGTTTACCTTGACAACGCCGTAAAGTAAATGTTAGTTCCGCTGACATGGGCAAATTCATTGAGGAACACCGCGTTACCCGTGACGAGATTTTGGCGATTGCCAGAACTGTCGCTGTAACGCCAGCGGCGATTTACCAGTGGACGCAAGTACCTGCACCGCATTGTCGCGGGGTCGAGAAAGTGACCGGCATCAGTCGACACAAGCTGCGGCCTGATGTGTTCGGTCGGGACGAGTCTTAGCTCGAAAATTTTGTTCGCGTGAACGTGCCGCCTGTGCGGCGAGGGGAGTGCCATGACGTATCAAGACCATTGCGTGACTGCCGAGGATGTCCTGCGCAACGCCGCTGCTGTTCGAGCGAGACGGCGCAAGGACCGCGAACCGACCAAACAACCGGCGAAACAACCGGCCAAGACCACAACGCTAGAACCTGCAAAGCCGCAAAACGTTCCCGATACTGCGTTCGAGGCGCTCGTCGCTGCCGCTTATCCCGCAGACTACGCCTCGGTGACATTGCCACAGCTCCGCACAGTTGGCATTCGCGACATCCAAAACGCTGTCTGTGCGGCCTTCAATATAGGGCTGTGCGACCTCGCCTCGAACCGTCGCTTTCCTCTGTATGTCCGCGCTCGACAGCTCGCGTTTTCTTTGTGCAAGCGATTCACCTCGCGCAGCTACCCTGAAATTGGCCGATTGTTTGGCCGCAAAGATCACGCGACCGTCCTCTATGGCGCCAAGAAAGCGCAGCCGATCGTCGACGCTGCAGCCAAAATTTTGCCTGCAGATGCGACGTTGACCGCATGGGCTAACGAAGTTTTTCGGCTGTCTGAAAATCACCCCGAGTTGTGGCCTGCCGCGTATTCCATAAAGCCATATCAACTGCGGGGACGACGCGGTGCCGCGCAATAATCCAGAACGCCTGATCCACCGAGCAGTGGTCGCGCACTTGAAGCTGTGCGCCAAGCCCGAGGTTCTATGGTTTCACGTCACCAATAACCCGCGCAATCCCATTGCCGGCGCAATTCTTAAAACCATGGGAATGCTGGCAGGTGTGTCGGACCTGCTGCTGTTCCACAACAAAGAATTTTTTGCACTTGAGCTGAAAGCGCCGGGCGGTCGACCGACCGAGGCACAGCTCGAGTTTCAATCGCGCTGGCGAGCTGCGGGCGGTCATGCCGTGGTCGCGGAAGGGTTGGACGAGGCAATCGGCTGTCTGCGGCTGTGGGGATTGTTCAAGTGAACCGCAAATTCAATAAGGTGCTAATGGTGGGGCATAAGGGCGGAAAGTGCAAACATTGCCCAAAACGAGTTACAGAAGAGAATATTTCATCATTTCATTTTCATCATAAAATTCCTCTCAATAATGGTCACGAAAAAACTGATCGATGGGGCGGCGCAGTATGCGAATGGACTCCATTTACTGACAAGTGGCTCGCATGGGCACAGCGAGTAGAACTTATTTGCAAAGACTGCCACCACAAGCAGCACAGCATACAAGAGCAAATGGATTTGGATTTCGAGGCGATACAGGGTCGCCTCGATGAGCACAGCCATGGCACGACCCCAACGGTGCAAGACTCCTTTTTCGGGGATGCTGCTTGATGTTCGACGAACTGCAGTCAGGACATTACGGGGCAATTCTGGCTGACCCGCCTTGGCATTTCGAGGTGTGGTCGCTCGACCCGAACGACAAGAAAATCAGACATCCGTCAAAGCATTACTCGACCATGTCGATCGACGACATTTACGCAATGCCGGTCGAGGACCTCGCTGCTGACGACTGTGTCCTGTTCATCTGGATTGTTTGGCCGATGCTTGAGCATGGCCTCAAGACTGTCGAGGCGTGGGGTTTCAAATACAAAACCTGCGCCTTTGCTTGGATGAAAGCTGACGGAGCGCAGGTCGATATGTTCGCAGGCGACGTGCCTGTGCAGATTGGTCCCGGCTATTGGACGCGCTCGAACTCTGAGGTTTGCCTGCTAGCAACGCGAGGCAAACCAAAGCGCATCAACGCAGACGTTCGGCAGGGCATCATATCGCCGCGCCGAGAACACAGCCGCAAGCCTGACGGAATACACGAACGCATCGAGCGCCTGGTCGGCGGTCCCTACGTCGAGCTGTTCGCTCGGCAACGGCGCGCAGGTTGGGATGCGTGGGGCAATCAAACTGACAAGTTCAAGGCGGTGAGCTGATGGCTGAATTTCCTGCGCTGCCTTTGTTCACTGACGCTTACCTCGCCGATACCGGGCATCTGAGCGGCATCGAAAGCGGTGCCTATCTGCATCTGCTCATCGTGGCGTGGCGTATGCCCGACTGCGCTCTGCCGGATGATGACCTGCGCTTGGCACGGTGGGCGCGGTTCAGTCCGCATGTGTGGAAACAAATAAAACCGATCGTCATGTCATTTTGGGACCTGCGCGACGGCATGTGGACACAAAAGCGGTTACTCGATGAGCGGGCTGAGGTCACAAAACTTTCAGAGGTTAGGAGGTCCGCCGCCCTACACAGGTGGGGTGATAAGCCATTGAAAAACAAGAAAGGGCGCCATGCAAAAGCAATGCAAATGGAGTCCATGTGCAATGCACCCACACCCACACCCACACCCAATAAAGAAAGAAATACGGACTCGAACGTGGTTCCTCTTGTCGAGAGTCCGAGTGGACTCCCGAGAAAGTACGGGTTCGAGGGCAAGGTCGTGCGTCTCAGCGAGTCCGACTTTAAGCAGTGGAGCGCGGCGTTCTCGCAGCTCGACCTAGCGGCAGAACTGACCGCGCGCGATGCATGGCTGTCCGCTGACGCCTCTGACGACGACCGCAAGCGTTGGTTTATCTCGACCTCGAAATATCTGGCGAACCGCAATGCTGACGCCAAGGCCAAGACAGCGCCGCGGCAGCGCGACCCGAATGATTTGCGCAATTGGGGCATTGTCTGATGCTCGACAAAACGCCCGGCCTATTTTGGCATGACATTCCCGGTCTGTACGCGCTGGCAGACTTGCCGCGCTATCAATCGGTTTCTGAGATTGCAAAGAGCACCGGATGGTGGGAGCTGGATCAGATATACCGGCTCTATCCCGGTCAGTTCACGGTCGTCCATGGTCCGACCAACCACGGCAAGTCGACGTTCTTGATGAACCTGATTTGCAATCAGTGGTGTGAGAACCAAGCAAAGTCATTCGTCTATATCCCCGAGAACGAGCGCTATATCCATGATCGTCTCGCGCAAATTTGGGGTGATCGGCAGGGTTGGGACGCTTTCGCGGAGGTCGGTCTCGTTATTGCGTCAGCCATTCGGCGCTTTGACGAACAGCCGCACGACCTGCGTTGGATATTGTCTCACGCTTACGAGGCGCACAAAGAGGGTCACAGCGGGCTAGTAGTGCTCGACCCATGGAACGAGATTGAATGGTGCCGCCCGAAAGACATGACGCTGACCGAGTTCATCGGCGAGTGTCTCAAGAGCATTACAGGCTTTTGCCGCGAAACGAATATCACGGTCATTTTGTCAGCTCACCCGACCAAGTCAGGTGTGGCTGAGGGCAAGGTGCCGGGTCCTTACGACATCGACGGTTCGGCGCATTGGGCAAACAAGCCCGACAATGTGCTGTGCGTATTTCGTGACATGAACGGCAAAACGACAACGGTGTCTAGTCAGAAAGTGCGCGAGCTAGGCGCCGGCAAGCGTGGCGTGTGTGTGTTCGATGTCGATGAGCAAACTGGCGTGTTCACGCCACAGCACGGAGCTGTGTCGACGTGACATGCAAGTCCTCGACCTCTTTTCAGGCATCGGCGGATTCAGCCTCGGACTCGAACGAGCCGGAATGCGAACCATTGCGTTCTGCGAAATCGACCCTTAT